GTAAATCTTTCTTGACCATCTACACCAAACCCAAATTTTCTTCTGATAGTTGCAGATTCAGTAGGGTCCAAGAGTGTGGCATTAATAAAATCAGTTACTGTATCATTAAGCTTTAATCCAAACAAAGGAGTAATGATATCTCTGATCAACTCATCTTGGTTAAAAGAAGATATGATAGATTCTTTAAATAGCTTTGTTAAAAACTCTTGATCAATGGCTGATGACTTAGCCAACTCTTTGTACATCTCCATCCTTTTGATAACCTGCTGCACTGTTGTAAGCTTAGCGGTATCAGGAGAGAACTGTTGTTGCAAGTCTTTCATTCCACGGAACTGTTTCTCAAGTTCTATGAAATTCATAAATATAGCAAGAGCTTGCATGCTTTTTGAGTCATTCTTTTGAACAGCATTATCAAGCACACTCATGTTTATCTTACCATTTGGAAGATAATTTTTTGATAACCAGTCAGTAAAGAAGACATAGTTTTCAGCACTTGCAAGTTTAGAAGAATACCCATAGATATAATTATTTACAGACATATCATCACTTGACAATGCAATTTTCATTACATCACTTGCCTTAATGCTTTTGTCATTCAAGGCTTTTATCAAAGTGCTGAGTTTAATGTCTGCAGGAGTTTTCCCAGATAATGCTATGCTAAATGTTTTATCTAGGTTCTTCACCTTAAGTACATCAAGCAATGCTCTTAGCTTAGCTTCATTTACTTTATCACTAATAGCTTTAACAGCATCTTTACCCTGTGAGTCAAGTACTTTTTCTATGAGTCCTGTATAAGCTTGGCTCTTTGTAGCATTCTTACCTGGATTGAGGATTTCATAGTAAGCACTGTTCTGAATCTTCTGGTTTTCAAAGTACTGTTTTACAAGTGGCTGGTTTAAGAAATAGAATATCTCTTCTTCAGAAACACCAGCTTGAATCATATAACTGAAAACATCCATTCCTTCTGGTACCAATTGTAGTACAAATGGGAACGGGTTCTTAGCTCTATCTAAGATACCTTGTAGACCATGTGAAATTACGTCTGAAATTCTTGTGCCTAATTGAGTTCTTTCTCCACCTAATGAAATAACAGTCTCACCTTTTGAGTTAGTAGTTTCATTATGAGCAAATCTCATTACCACAGGTAACTTAATGCCAGACTCTATACTTCTATTCAATCTTTTGTTAAAAGAAATAACTCTATAACTAGCCGGCATCTTAGCACCAATAGACTTATAAATTGGGTGCCCTTTTGATAACTTGGCCATAATACCTAATGAAGGCTCTAATGATAAGTTTGCTTCATGCACATATAAGTTGTGTGCTGCTTCAAACATTCTTGTAGGGCTTGTTACAGTTTTACCTTTAACTGATTTTTTAGCGGGTTGTTTGTGGGCATTTTTATATTTGTCATAGCCCACTTTATTTTTCTCAAGACCTTCCACATACTTGTCTACAAGATAAGTACCGTTTGGCTTAGTCAAGTATGCATAGTTTTCAGGAAGCATTAAGATCTCAACTGAGATATTCTTATACTTGTTCTGCAAATACTTCTTCTGGATACTGATCAACTTTCTAGATGACATCATTCCTTCTGGAAGCTTTTCCTTTTTCTCTGCTGCTTCTTTTTCTAATGCTTTAGTTTGAGCTAATACACCTTTAAAGTTCTCAATAGCCTGTGGTAATGAACCATCATTGTTGATGTTAGTCATGTTCATAAACAACTTATCACCATCAAAGTCAGATCCGGCTTTACCAACAATCTCAGTAGGGAGTATGATGCTGTTACCAAATGCTTCAGGCAAGAAATGCCATACAGTTGCTGCCTCAATAGTTGAGGTAGCATCATTAGGAATCCTTGGACCAAACATTGTTAATGCCTCACGGTGTTTTTCAAACCACACAGGATCTTTAATAAGCTCATTCAATCTGTCAATAGTACCTACAGTAACACCATCAAGATCTTTTGCATTTAACAAATTGACATAGTCTCCTTGCAATGCAACAGCCACTTTCATTTCAGTGCTTCTCTTACCCTTGTTTCTAATATAGAAAGGAAGGGTGTTTGTACCTAACAGTTTTTTGATTTCTTCAGGGTCAGTAAGAACTGCATACTCTGTATCCCAAATACCATTAGTAAATGTGCTTGGTGTTTGTACTAAAGGCTCACCATTTGTAACCTGTTTGATTAAGCCTTTTTGAACAAAGCTCATCAACAGCTTTTCAATACTATCAGATTCAGGGTGCAAGGATAAGTCCATTGCAAGCTGTCTGTCTTCAGTGGTATTGATAAGCTTAACTAAGTGTTGTGGGGTGTCTCTGTTTTCTAACTCTCTTCTGATTACTTCAACAAACTCTGTTAGATTACCAATATACTGACCATCTTTAAACTCAAAACCAACCTCATTAAGTAGGTCTTCTTTTAAGATGTCTGTGTAATCTCTAATTGTTTGGTTGTAAGAATTGAGTAGCTCAGCATTCTTAGCATTTTTTACTTCACCGTTAGAATACAAGTTGTCAATAATGATACCTCTGGTTTGTGTTGCAATTGGTAACTCACCTTTAAAGTGCTCATTGATAACTGTTACTTCTTTTAAATTGGCTAAGTAAATTGGATTTTTTGTAAGCTGGAATTCATACTCACCTTCTGCATCTAATTTATCCTTGATAGCTTTATCTGTATCATTAGTAAAGATGTCATCTAGTGTACCATCTGCAGTTAAGTTAGCTCCTTTAGATCCTGAATCAAATGTTACATACTGAATGTCTTGTTTCAACATCATTTTATGCAACTTGTCTAGCTCAGAACCTTCTTTTGCATTTACTCCTGGGATCAATGGAATTACGGCAAACTTGTGCATTGCAGTAATTGGTAGAATATCATTCTTAACAGCACCAAAGTAATGTAGCTTATATACAGGGAAGTACTCTTTAGCTGTTTTAGGATCTACTTTCTCACCATTGATGATTTTCTGGTATAATTCTTCTTGTGCTAATGACCAACCTCTACCTGTTTCATGAAGTGTACGGTATGCGTCCAATGTCATGTATGCCATACCATCAGCTTCTTTCATTTCTTCATAAGCTTCTGCATCCTTTACAAGCATCTTTTCAATTTCTGCAGTACTATAACCAGCCTCATCATACTCTTCTCTCCATGCCTCAATCATATCTTTTAGATAGATACTTTCTCTTACAGCATCTCTAATGACAGATGTATTGATTGTTTCTGAGAATCTATAGTTATCATATTCCTTACCAGTTTTTTCTGATAACTTGGTAGCATAGGTCTCTTTGTTAAAGACATCATTAATAAATGTTGCCATACCTTCATCAAAGATAAATCCTGTACCATCTGAAGTTAATCCAGGGATACGTTTAGACCAGTCTTCTTTATCATGGTTCCATTGAGCATGGTCACCAAACATAATAATGGAAGACTCATACTTGTGAATCCAGTCATTGTACTGATATGCTTTTAATAGCTGGTTAACTATGGTAGGATTGTTTCTAAGCTCAGATAACTTTTGATTAGTAAGCTCTTCTGCTTTGTAGCCTAACTTTTCAAACATTGACTTAGAGATGAACTTAAACTTAGATAAGAATAACTCATCTAACTGTTGGGTCTTCTCATTAAAATAAGCCAGCATCTCATTAACTATGTCTGTCTTAAGTTGAGTACCATTTAAGTAGTCAATTAAGTCAACATCAATTTGCTCTTCAGCTAATTGGTATAAAGCTTTCTTAGTCTCTGGTTTTAATACATTATCAAATGCTGAGAATACTTGTCCTGCAAATACTGTATTGCCATCATCATCTAGAACTTTATTGTTATAACCTGTAGCTCTTAAGTACTGGTCTTTTAATGGACCTCTGAAGTTTTTGATTCTATCAAACTCTCCTTGTAAGTAACCAAACAAGTAGTTACCAATAGCATACATTTCACCTTGACTTCTTCCTTTTACATCTAGTTTTGTAAACATATTCAAGTCTACATATAGATTTTTGTCAGAGCCCTTAGTCATAGTACCTACAGGGTTACCTTCAATACCACCCATTACTTTAACACCATAAGAGAATTTCTTCTCAGATGTTCTTGGGAATTCAGCAACTCCGGCTAAGTTCATTGTGTGGAACTCTTGAAGGAATTTAGAATAAGGGTCAAGCTCAGTTGTGTTGTTACCTACATCATCACCAGAAGCATCCTTCATAGAAGTACCGTCAACTGCAGCATACAACAAACTCTTACCATCAATCTTAACACCATCATCAAACAAGCTTGAAATCATTTTCAAGTGTCTTGTATGTGTGTTTATGGTTGGATCAAGATAAGACATGTAGTTATATCTTGAATCTGTCCAAAGTTGTTTAATATCTGTGACAGCATTAATAGCATATACTTTAGCAGCAAATGTGCTCCAGTTCATGTCTTGGTATGCTGTGTTACCATTTGCGCGGATAACAGCAGTAGTTGCAGAGTCATAACCATACTTAGTTTGCAACTCAGCAAGTCTCTTTAACTGTGTAAGTTCTTTTATAGAACCTTTAATAGTTGTGATAATGTTAGCAGGAACACCTTCTCTCAGAGTCTGGATAGGATTCTCAACAAACATTTTCAAGTACTTAATCTCATTAGCTGTAAGTTGTTCTGACTTACCTAACTCTTGGAAGCCTTTAACAACATCAAAGATATAAGCTAGACCATAGTAATCCGGGTTCTCTTCAATGGTATTCTTAATATTGTCATTGCTGTCAAGACCAATACCAATTGCTTTTGCAAATTCTATTGAGTCCTTAGGAGCTAATTCACCATTAGTAGAAAACTTCTTTACTAAGGCATTGAGATTTGCCATAGAGACATTCTCAGCTGTCTTAGAAATGTATTCTGTTTTAGGTGAGCTTTTGAAGCCTGCCTCCCAACGGTTCAAAGTATTATCAATAGAGAGTGATGATTCTTTAACTTGGAAGTTGTATCCTTTGGTGTCCTCATCAACAAATGCAAATAACTGCATGTACTTGATTCTTGGTTTACCAAAGTCTTGTAAGAATCTTCTGCTTATTTCTATTTCAAACTTGTTTTTGGTAGTAGATGGGTTTGGATACTTTGTATCAAATAGTTGTTTGATCTCAGGAAACTTCTCTGACTCTTCTTTTAGTTTCTCATAAGCTACATACCTGTCTCTTTCTCCGCCAATAGTTCTAGCCAAAATGCTAAACACAGTGTTGAAATCAGCACGTTCCTTAAAGCCTAATCTGTTTGTTGGAGTAGACCCGTCTTTGTTTACTTTAAATAAACTCTTGAGAAGGTAAGTAGTTTCCTTACTCATCATTTGTTGTAAAGAAAGCTTACCCTGAAGAAGGTCATTGTTCATTTCTTCAGTACCTACATTGACTTCTTCATCAACAGGTTCTCCTTCTTCATTTACAGGCTCATTGTATCCAACCTCATACTTAGCTCTACCAATCTCATAGTCTGATTTTTCCATATGGTATTTAACCATACCGGATTTTTCATCACCCCAATTGCCTAGTATTTGCTGTAGAATTCTAACATTGTCTCTAACAAACTCTTGGTTCTCACTTAAAACAATGTCATTGATCTTAGGGTTAATAGTAATCTTAGTAAAGTTCTTTGCTGTACTTGCTTTGTAGTTTTCAAACTGAGCTTCAGCATCAGCAAGCTTAGATACAATAATGATGTCAGCCGGACCCTTACCTTTCTTAATAGTATTGTGGGTATAGAAGTCTCCAACAATCTTAATAGTATCATAATAGTTTTCACCTCTTACTCTCTGACCTTTCTTGTTAGATGCAGATAGGTTGGTAAAGTCTTTGATTTGAGATGCCAAGAACACATATTTGTCCTCACCATTCTTAGCTTTGATAACAGCAGCAGCTTGTTTTTTAAGCTCACCTATTGTATTAATACTATTAAAGTCTATGTCAGCTTCAGTTGACTCAAGCTTATCTTGCTCTGCTTTAAGTTTAGCCTCAAGTCTACCTTTAGCTTTTTCATACATCCAGGCTCTCTTAGCAGGTTCAACAAGCATCACTATAGATGCAGCTTTTAAACCATTGTCAAGTTCACCTTTAAGTTCAGCAGCTTGTTTTCTTTTGGTATAGATGTCATCTATTAGTTGAGAAAAGATACTGTCAATACTGTCTACAGCTAGTTCAGAGTCTTGCGGGCTTAAGGCATCCTCTCTTGGATTAGTAACTTGTCTGACACCACGGTCTAATTCATACAGCATTGCATTACTCACTAATGGTGAGTATTCATTAAACTTACCTAAGTAAAGTTTATCAAACAACTCTTTAGCCATTGGGGAATTCAAGCTATCAATCTGTATTTCTTTCTTATTGAACTTCTTAAGTACTTTACCAAATAACTGTTGAAGAAACTCAAGAATTCTTCTAAAGATACTATTTCTCTTAGGAGCTTCTTTTTTAGCCTTACCTGTTTTTACATAATCTCTAAAGTCCTCAGCTAACATCTCTTCCAATTCACGGAATGATTTAGTAGCATGAGGCTGATTACCTTCCGGTGTAGTATAGTTTTGTAATTCAGTATACAGTTCAAGCTTTTTCTCTTTAGTTAAAAACAATTGAGAGAATGCATGCCATGATTCATGGTATATAGTTAAGTTCTGGTATACAGAACCCTTGCTTGTGTTTGCATTAATGCTAGCTATCTTCCCGTTTGGATCTGCAAGATTACTTGCATGAACAATAAAGGTTGCATATACATCAGAGTTAACTAAGTTAGCAGCATGTTGTAAGTTGATTAATTTTCTTAATGGTTCTAACTTTTTACTGTTCCACCATATTTTTGCTTCAAGAATTTTTGCAGGATTGATGAACTCTTTCTTAAATCCTTTTCTATCTAACCCTTTGAATATATCATCATCAAGATCTATGTCATCTATATTGTCCTCTGTAAATATTTTTCCTACTGCAGAGTTTACATTAGTTGGATTTTGTGCTCCAGGGACTGTTACATTATCAATGATATCAGCCTCAGTTGCTTCTTTAGTTTTCTTTTCCACTCTCTCCGGAGCCTTAACTTCTTTTTCTGGAGCAAAGTCAGTCTCAGCTACATTACCAATAAACTCAGTACCTAAGTATACCTGAACCACATCCGTGAATACTTTACCGTCTTTTGTTTTAATCTCAGGGTTAAGTACAAGAGTAACAGTTTTTCCTTTGTCATCATCAGTAAGCTTTCTATCAGAGATATTATAAAAACTAATCTGATTACCGTCCTGCTCAAACATATCCCAAAGAGTATTCTTAGTAAAGAACTGGTCAATCTTACCACTTATTTCTTCACCCTCTTTAAGTCTTTCTACAACTCTGTCCTTTGTATTTTTATATGCTGTTGGCTTATTGTTTACATCACTTGTGTTTTCAATAGCATCACCAAGCAAGCTTTCCTGTGTATCAAAGTTTACTACATAGTTATAGAATCCTGGGTCAGCTCCTGTAATTAAAATATCTGCTTCAGATTGAGATAAGAAGTCAGTGTAGCTTTTTGATACAAACTTACCATTCTCATATCTCAGATATTTCTTAGAAGCTAAGCCATCATTGTCATAACTGATAAAGCTTCTTTTACCATAAAGATCAAAGCCACCTTCCATCAACACCTTTACAATGTCATCTTGCATTGCTTTAAGTTCTTCAGGAGCTGCTTTTACTAATATGCTGTTAGAAAGATTCTTTCCTTTACCTACTGGGTTTTTAAAACCATGGTCCTTATAGATATTGAAGTACAAGTATAATTCAGATGGATCATACACAATCTTGTACTTTCTAGTCTTACCGTCTATGTCTAAAGATGTAGGTAAGAACTGATCAATAAATTTCTTTTTAGCAGCGTACTCTATCTTAGGATTAGTAAGTACCTGTGCAATCTCTGTAGCAATATCTTCAGTAATTAGTGGTCTGTCAAGTTTAAATACAGTACCATTAATCTTAATTGTAGCTTCACCACTCTCTAGTTTATCAGTACCCTTAGAAGTTGTTTTAATGGTTCTGTAAACATTCTTTGTCATGTTAGGGAAATTCAACAAGTCTTTGAGAGATATTCTTGTTGCTGTCAAGTTTGCCGGGATACCATTTGTTATACCAGTAATTGGTAACAAAGGAGCTTGGTTTTTTAATGCTTTTTCTTGAAGGTCATACAGCTCTTTCATTTGCTCTTGCTGTACATTCTCAACCATTCTTAGATAAGCATTAGGCTCACCATCAGCTTCTTTATTATAAGTAAGTCTAGCAATTTGTTTAGGGTTGAGAACTTGATCTGTTTTGTTATAGATGTCTCTTACAGTATACTTACCATCATTAGTTTTTCTAGCAACTCTTAAGAATTGGTAAATAGGTTTACCATTCTCTTTAGTGGTAATGTCTCCGTTGTCATCAAAGTACATTGTTTGCCCAAACTCATTAGTAACTACTAAGATTACTCTTTGCTCTACCTGTGCAATGTTAGGGTCTATATTCTCTTTCTTAATCTTTCCCTCTTTAACTTTTTTTCTGATACTTCTTGAGTCAACAATTTGTTGTAGTGTATCTGCATCAAGCAAAGAATAGTTTGGTCCAGTTGCAAATTGGTCTAGATTAGATGCCTTAAACATCAATCTGTTACCATCAATAACAACTCCGTTTGTAGGGTCAGTCATGTTTTGAGCAGCCTGTATCTTAGCTAACCCTTTGATAATGTGCACTTTATCTTGTGCAACAGTTTCTACATAAACAAAACCTTTGCGCTTCTTGTTAGGATTAATTGTCACAAAGTTTTGTAGAGTACCACTCATTGGACTCCAGGTTTGGAATCTAGTTGGTTCTTTAACTTTTACTTCAGCAGGAACAGGTACTTCATTTACCTTAGCTTTCAGAGCTCTCTTCTGTTTAATCTCAGCTTTTTTTTGAGCTTTGTCAGCTTTAACACTAAGTGTGTCAATCACATTGGCAATACCATTATCAGCCTTAAAACTTTTATTGAGCTTTTTTAGTGCATTAAAATTAACACTCTCTAACTCTTCAAAGTATGTATTTGCCGCATCAATAATCAATCTTGGTACAGACTGTAAATATTTAGCAGCTACCTCAGGTGAAGTAGCTTCCGCAAACTTTTTATACATGTCTTTCAAGTATGCCTCATGGTCAAAATTATCTTCCTTAGAAGATTCTTTCAATTGGGCAGTGATGTGTTTGTATAGTAAGCTTACAATCTCAGGATTATTGATTGAACAAGTGATCATTACTGACAGTTTTTAATTTCTTTTATTAAGTCTTTTTCAATTGAAGCAAGGCTTTGTTTCATACCTTCTTCATGTGCTTTATCTTTAAGGGCAGGTGTTGTGATAAATTCATCTACAGTACCCTGTGATTCTTCAAGATGACTATCCTCTACAGGAGTAGTTTCATATGAAGTATCTTCTGGTTTTTCTCCCATCATTTCTTGTTCAGTTAAATAATCTCTGCTAAGTGTATCCATTCTGTGGGTGGTTGGTTTGCCATTTGCATCAGCTAAAACTACAGTCCCATCATCATTCATTTTGTCAACAGTGTACTCATCAAAGTTATCATTTTTCTTATAAATTTTTGTGCCCACAGGGTAGTTATTTTCAAGCTCACTACCAACAGATTCAAACTCTTCAAGCTCTCCTTCTTCCTCCATATCTACTGGAGTTTCAAACATTTCTTCAACATAACCTGTCATGTCTACAATAGCCTGTTTCATGGCATTGAAGTCAGTGATTTTAGTAGTTACAGTTTTCTTCTCAGTGTCTTTGATATATGGAGAGTTTAATAGCTTCTCCAGCTTCATTAACTCAAGATCTAAAATGTCTATTGCAGGTTTAATATAACCCTGGTCAAGATTTTCTTTAATGTCTTCTAGTACAGAAACAGTGCTTACATTAGAAGCATGCCATTTAGTATTAAACATCAAGTTAAAGATCTCTTTTTGGTAGTCAGCTAATTCTGCAGCTTGTTTATCAGTAGCACTGTTTACCTTAAGATACTGAATTCTTTTGACACTTTCATGAATTAATTCAGATACTTCTGAGCTATTATACTTATCAGTAGTAATTGCATTATACTCTTCATCAGTTAGTATACCAGAAAGATGTAATGTTTCAGCTGCAATCAATTGTCCAGCGGTAGGCTCACTTGTTCTGTTAGCAAAGTATTCCTCATGAGTATTGAATCTGCTTTCAAATTGCTCATCTTCTTCTAGTTGCTCTTGAATAAACTCACTGTAAGGATCTAAGTCAATCTCATCAAAACTAACATTAGTTTTAAGCTTGCTTAGCTTATCAGTTATCTTATCAATTCTTTGTTGGCTGCTGTCTTTAGTTGTTTGATATTTGTTGATCACATTGTTGATCACACGCATGCTTCCTTCTTTGTTTAGTTCAGCTCTCTTAAATTTAATTAAGTTAGTCAACTCATCAGGAATAGCAATATTGTTTTTAGCTGCAAACTCAGTCATGTGCTTCTCAATACCATCTAATGTTTTTACATTTGCTTTAGTATTTTCAGCAGTAACTTTATCCAATTGAGCTTTGTAAGAGTCCATTTGTTTTTTAGCAACAGACTCAAGACCCGGGATTAGTTTAACAGCACCTTGTGGGAATAAGATATTAAGCTTGTCTTGGATAGAATCTCTATACAATGGAATAAAGTACTTGTATGCTTTGTCATTAGTTTGTTTAAATACTAATTGTCCAATGTCATTTCTTTTATAGGAACCATCCGGGTTCTTTTCATACTCTACAGTATTGTAAATTGCTTTATTAGTAGGTTGTCCTGCAGTAACCATTTGATTAGTTTCTGCATTAGAACTTCTCTCAATAGGTAGTAAAGCAATAGTTACAGGAGCCTCAATCATGTTCTCTAACATAGTGGCATAAGCACCTTGTTGTAAGGTGTACTCTTCTCTTTTAGAATACACTTTATCTTGCTCAGTTCTTTTTACTTTGTTAAAGTTTCTCCACTTAGTAGCAGTACCAGTCTTGATATCCACAATCATAATACCGTCTTCTGTTGCTAACAATAAGTCAATCTCCCCGGCAATTCTGTCTTTAGAACCATCAGGTCTTGTGATATCTGAGTCATAAACAACCAAGTCTCTACCAATAAGATACATCTCACCGGCATCAACCATTCTTTTGATTTTAGTAAGGAAGCCTGTACTCTCATCAAATAAGGCATCATATGCTTCTTCACTAATAAGCTTCTCATCAAACGCAGGCTTAGCACCACTTTCTAAGTAGTCCTTAGCAAGGTCAGCAAAGTTACCGGCAATCCTACCATCCTCAAAACTCTTCTCAGATATCATATCCATGATGATATCAAAAGTTGTGTGGGCGTTTATAGTCTCAGCCGGAGCAGTTGTTTCAGGTTGATCACCTTTTATTTTAGCATCAAGTTCTGCAAGCTTAGGGTATAACTCAGCTCTCTGTTGAATTAAGTTCTGTACTCTTGTAGCATTACCATCTTCTTCAGCCTTTTCAATGTCAGCATTGATCTTATCAATTTGCTTGAAGATCTTGTTTTGATCTTTCTCAAGTTTGATTTGCTCAACAGTCTTTCCATTAAGAGCTTTTAACTCAGCTTCAACTTCATCAAGAAGATCTTGATTCATTCCAGGTAAAGAGTCTGTTTCTAAAAGAGCAGACATCTGAGACATGAATGAACCTATAGACTTATCATTAAGACCTAACGTGCCAATAGTAAGGTTAAATGCTATCTCTACAGCTTCTTTGCCTTTGTACTCATACTCTTCTTCAATTACATCTTGAATGGCATTAGTAGTTCTTCTATGTACAAGAGCATTAACACGGTATGCTTTTTCTCCGGCTTTTAATCCGGTTACTGGGTCATCTGCTGTCAACAAGTATCCTGGCTCAACACCTTTTTGTGCTTCAAGAAGTTTTTGAATTTTCTTGATACCCTCTTTGATAACAGGTGAGAAACCAGCAAGCTGTCTTTTTTGGATAACAGTATTCAAGGTTTTGACATCTGTCTTATAAGCTCTCTTGATGTCCTTACCTTCTTCAATTTCTTCAGGAGTAGCCATAAGCTCATCAGATGCTATTGAAGTTAGCCTATTGTTTAAGTTGTCTCTGTATCTAATTAACTCAGGCAGTGATAGGTCTTTAGTATTTATATCTTCTCCTTCAAAAGTAAATACAGCATCCTCTTTTTGAGTAGGCTTGTTTTGCTTATTATATTTGTCAAAGTATTGTTTGTTCTCCGGACGCTTAACCCAGTCTTCAAACTCTTGGTTAAACAACTCAGGGTCATCAAATAACTTTTCTTTTACCTCATCATCAAGTGTGTCTACATAGTCTGTGTATTTTTCATAGAGCATGTTTCTAAACTCTTTGAGGTCATCTGTGTTTAAATCAGTATCCTGATCTATTTCCTCAAACTCTGCTTCATCCTCAAGGATTTTCTTATCCTCATTGTAAGCATCTAAGATTGCATCTCTCTTTACTTTAAATGCATCTTCAATCTTCTTTACTTCAGCTGGATTAGGTTGTTCTTCATAAGTAAACTTCTTAGCCTCTGTAAACCTAACTGAGATGTCTTCTAAGTCTACATAATCTCCTTCTGGACCCTCAAGTCTAACATCTCCATTAGCATCCTTATAATAGATTATAGGAGCTGTCATATTTTTGTAAGACAGTTCTACATACTGCTCATTCTCAAGTTGGTCATAGACTTCATCAAAAGACAAGGTTTTGTTTTTACCTTTCTTCTTCATGTTCTCTCCATCAACTCTTACTTGCTCAGTAGGTAAAGCAGCTATAGCAGCTTCTTTTTCAGTCTCAAGGTCAGCCAGTTGTTTCTCATAATTAGCTTTTACTATACCTGTTTTCTTAGGTTTAGCTTTTGATTTAAGCTCAGCTCTTTTCTTGAAGAACTCCTCATATATCTTTACATACTCAGGGCTACCTTCTAAATAAATTTCTTGAGTAGTATGGTTGTATATCTCTTTGGGAGGCATGTTACCTTTACCTAAGTAAGCCAACATATCTTCTTGACTCATTACATAACCTGCATCATATAACTTATTTAAGAAAGCATTATCTCTTACCTTACCTATCTCAGATGAAATAAGGTCTTCATAGTACTTGATTCTTTTGTTATACTGGTGATCCATCCACTTAGCATTTTTGGATACTAAGTCATAGAAGTTCTCCGGATTATGCAAATGGTCAATATACTTAGCTAAGCTTTGTCCTTCTTGACCAAGCTTGTAGTAATCCATTAACAATTCAAAGGCTTCATCCATGTCTCTATCAAAGACAATCTCTCCTTTATCCTTAGCTAGTGATTTGATGTAGTTGTTGTGAGCTTTTTGTAGGTTGTCAATAAAAGCTTCTTTCATTTGAGAATCATCTAATGAACCCATCTCTTGTTCCATTCTGTCAGCAATCTCTTCTGCAGTAGGTTCTCTTTTAAGTTCTTTAGTTAATTCAGCTTTGTACTCTTCAGCAAACTGATGTCTGTTGAAGAATAAATCAAATTTAGAATGTGCATCAGCATACTGTGATAGAACCTCTATCTTAGATTCAAGTGCTTTTATTTTCTTAGGATCTTTTGTAGTATCCATCTCCATCTGAAGTTCCTGAGCTGCTAGTGCAATCTCATTAACCATTTGATCTGGTTTGAATAAAAGAGCTCCTTCAGTATAACCTGCTTTTTGTAGTTCAGGATTTGATAAATACTTTTCTTGGATAGCAACTCTTCTTCCCATAGCATCTTTAAATGCTTCATTGAAGAATACTAAGTTTTTAACTGCTGTGTGATGAGCATTATAGGCAAGTACTTTTGCTTTATACTCATCAGAGTCTTCATCAAGACCAAGTGTTTTTGGATTTGCCGGACTTGGGAAAAGCTTTTCTGCTTTATCATAAGCATCATTGATATTATCAACTCTTTGAATTGCATTATCAATGCGTGCTCTGTATTTGTCAGCATCTTTTACATCAATACCAATAGCATCTGCAAACTCTTCATCAGTAGCATCCTTTAATGATTCTAGCTTTTCTTTAAACAGATATGTAGAACCTGTACTTCTCATCAAGTCAATGCCTTGGATATAAGATTCCATCTCAGCATCCATACCATCTTTCTTGCTACCAGAGTTCTTTATCTTAGAGATAAGGTCTTGAGCTCCTACATTAAAATGCACATCAGAGAAATGCTCAGCTAAGCTTTGGTCATTCAATTGTTTAACCAAACCTTCTGTTATATTCATTTGTGCATTCTTCCACTCAGCATAACCCTCTTTATCAAAAATTCTATTGTAGGAAGAACTTAGAAAAGGAACAGCATTGTTTAATGGACCGGCTAATGTACCCATGAATAAACCTGAAGCAAATGTTTCAGCACCTTGAGCACTGAACTGGTCTTTTAATCCATCATAGTAGTAATCTTCCTTAGGTTGTAAGCCTTGTTTAATTACAGCTTTAGAATATAAGCTTGCTTGTAGTGCAGGGCTTTTATATGAGTCAATATAATATCTTTCATTTGCTTGAGCAATCACCTCTTGCAAGTTCTCTTGGACACCTTCTATAAAGTTTGCTTTAAAGTAACCCACAGTGTTTGCTACTGATTTGTAGATAGGGTCTTTTGTCCAGCCTTTTGCCCAAGTAGCAAGATTTCTTTTTTGGAATTCAAAGGCTTTAGTAGCTTGGTTGTATATTACTTTACCAAGTTTACCAAAGTCTTTTGCACCTTCTTTTGCAGCTACTTCATATAGCTCATCTGTACTTGACTTAATGAAGTTTCTGATACCACCTCTTGGTCTAGTTACATTTCCAAAAGTAATTTTATTAGATACAAGAATAATACCTGTATTAAGCATCAAAGTTTCTAATGAAGATTCCTTAGCTTGTTTTTCAATAGCAGCTAACTCTTTATTGCTAGGTACTTTATGATCATTAGCAATCCAGGCATCATTATACAACTTGTCATATACTTTATTCTCAGTCATACCAGCCTCAAGTCTTGCTTCAGACAATGCCATATTGATATTTCTAATATCTCTATAGAATCCTCCTGCAGTTTTTGAGATCATTGCTAAGTCAGTAATATTATCTCCAGCTTTAAGAGCAGTTTTAATACCTGTTACAGCATCATATGTGTTCTCCAATGGATTAATAAACCTACCAACCTTTCCTAAAGTTGTACTTTCTTTAACTCCTTGCCATACTTTTCTGGCATCAGTTATATTATTTAATGCCTTCAAAGAATTTTTAACTGCAGAATAACCATCTGTCATAAGGTCTAAACCCTTGATGGTAGTTTTTGCTTTGCGAAAATTATTCATGGTAGCAGCAAATAAACTAGCCCCTCCTGTTGGAGCAGCTAACAAAGCTCCTGCAGCTTCTTCAAGAATAGCTTCACCAATAATACCTGCAGTGTAGCCAAAGTTCATAACAGTATTATTAATGAACCCCATTGCACCACCTTTGCTAGATTGACCAATAGCCGCAGCCTCTTCATATAGTCTAGCATCTTCTAAATCAGCACTGGTAAAGTCACCAGTAGCCATAGCCATAAGGCTTCTTGGTCCTGATGTAAAACCACTTGTAAGTAATGGGACAAATGAATGAGTCATCATTCTTGAGAAGTCATCCCATCTTGTAGTTCTTGAGTTAAAGTTTGCTTCATTATCTCTAATAGGAGAGAAACCTACTTCATCAAATTTTTGTTGCCCATAAGCAGCATATCTTTTATAGAAAGCGTTACCATCTGGGCCAGCATTATAGCTATAGATTTTACCGTAGGCATTTTTATCTTGATTAGCTTGAAAGAAGTTATCTAAGTAAGCTTTGTTAGCAGCATTTATATCAGAAGCCTTTACATTCTTTTTGGGAATGCTGGAATTATTAGCAGGAGTTCTAACTAGATTCTGTCTAATGTTTACATTCTGACGGTCTAAGTTTTGTACACCACCCAATGTAGGATAGTAGTTCTCTGGCTTTGGAAATTCAATCTGAGGTGTTCTAGGAACGTTACCTTCAAATGCACTTAAACCTACTTGGTCAAGTATAGGACCATTAATACTTCCATATTCCGGACCTAGTGAATCCAGAGGGTTAAAGATTTCTTCTGCCATTATTCAATGCGTGTAAAGTTATTGTACAAGTAACTATTCATTTCATCTGCTTGATCCATGTAACCATAGATCATTTGATCTCTGTTGCTTTCAAGATTTGTTCCATGGTATACATTGTTACTCACATATGTAGCTTTCTCAAGAACACCTTTCTCAGGGTTGTACTGTGGATAGGTCATAGTGATTGTATAATCACCTGTTCCTAAATCATTTTTCTCAATCTTGTATGACTTCATTGGATCACCACCAATGTTGTTATAAGTATAGCCTTCTTCATGAGTATTTACATATGCTTGCAAAGGAGAATCAAATGAAGATCTGTACATCTGATTTTTCATTTTACCAGCATCCATCATAAAGCTCATACCATTTTTCATCAAGGCATTAGCTTGATCATTGGTCAAGTAGTTGTCCTTACCTTTTGTTGATGATCTGTACTGATCAACCCACTCTCTATTTGGTTTAATAATGATAGCAGCTTTATTACCTCTACCACCGGCAACTGGAGATACAGAAACAGTAAATAAACTTAACTTACTGTTTTTACCTTTTTGCATATCAGCTTTCATAGCATCAAGCAAGTATCTCATTTGTTTGTTTCTGTTCTTCTCTGTCCAACCATCATAAGCACCTTTACCTATTCCATTAAAGGTAGCTCTATCAGACTGTCCGTTCCAGTCAAAGTTTTCTAAGTCTCTTACCACATCATAAAAGTGTGCTTTACCTGCACTATTTCCTTTAGGATTAACAGTAATAGTAGATACTTGTGTACTAGATAAACCAGTTCCAGCATCAACAGGACCTTTAGTAATTCTTACAGGAGGAGTTACAAGTTTTGGATTAGAATATGCTCTTGATGCTGCAGCAACTAATTTATTATAATCATAATTTTTAGACATGTTAGATTCTATAATCATGTCTAACCAGTTACCTGGACCAATTTTATTAGCATTAGCAAGACCTTTCATTATTGGTTTTGCTATAGCATCCATAAGAGGATTAAAGCCTTGAGCACTATCAACTTTTTTATTTATAGATGCTTGATATTCAGCTTGTTTTTTAAATGTATTAATTCTAGCCATGTCTTCTTTTGACATTTTTCCAGAATTATAGAGAGCTTCAAAAAATTGTTTTTCAGATCTTAAATTGCCCTTGTCATCATACAAGAATTCTGCATGAGGATTGCCTTCTCTCTTTAAAGATTTTTCAACAGCCTTAGCTGTATTTACTTTCCATTCATCACTACTCTTAGTATAGAGCATGTAGTCATGGAAGTTTGTGTTAGCGGATCTTATGTCTTTATATAACTGAGTCTTCTGACCATTCCCGGCATTAAATAAATCAGTCTCTCTGTTTGCACCAACCCAAGCATTAAACTCATTTCTGATTTTACCAAGGTCTTTTTGACCAACAACATTTCTTGCCCATTGAGCACCATAGGTATTGTACTTATCTTTAAATTCTTTAAGAGTAACCTTTGGATTTTTTGAGTAACCTAAGATCTGAGTTATTTCAGCATCAGTAATTTTACCTTCTTTCTTTGCTTTTTGCAAAGTAACAAACATGGTTTTAAAGTACGGGTCAGCAAATTGTTCATGAGTTTGTTTGTCAATTTCTCTTGACTTATTCTTCATGTTGTACTGATCCGTACTGGTACCAGTTTCTAACTGCTCATTCCGAACTTGATGTTGATCTTT